TTCGCAAACGTCGCGGTAGTATTCCCCGAAATCGTGATAACCTTGAAAACGCTAGTATTCCAATCCAGCACGCTGGTAGTCGGCCACGCGAGGCTCTCAATAGGACCCGTCAGGCCAGCACCACTACCACCACCAGCGGGAGCTAACGCATCAATCGCTTGCTTCACCCTAAGAGGACTAAACGCCCTAAGGGCAACTTCAGTACCCGCCTCAGACTCCTCCTGACTAGCAGCCGCAGCCTGATACAGGTTCGCTGCGCCCTGCGCCAACGCGTCCGTATCCTTAGTACCCAACCACGTATCAGCCCGTGCATCCGTCTGATACTGCGTATGATCATCATCAACCAAACCACTCAAAGTACCATGATCAGTAGCCGCACCAGCAGGATCAGCCTTCCAACCCCGCACGCCAGTACCATCAGTACCATAAACCTGATCCGCGCCCGGCGCAGCCACATCATTCGCGAGTTCCAAAGTCCGATCCGCACTAAGATCGCCACCACCAGAAAGACTATTAGCAGCAACAATTATTCGGCTATTAGGCACCGCACCAACCTGAACAGAGGTCACACCATGCGGATTAGTAGTACTCTCCTTATGAGCATAAAGCTCATCAGTATTATCATTAATCTTAATGAACGCATCACGAAGCGCATCACCAGTACCATCATTAGGATTAGAACCAGTATTAACAGTCTTTTTAGGCACAATGTAACTCCATTACTGAATGACAACTTATGAAGGACGCGCCCTACTACTACCCAATAAGGCGTGCGGGGCCGCTTACCTCCAGTACCTACCACCACCACCAAGCAGAACAGCGATAAGAATAATAACCAAAATTGTTACCGGCGTAAGCGCTAGCGCACCAAAATTCATAGCGCCGAACGCGCCAGCCAAAAAAAGAATGAGCAGAATTAGTAGGATCGTGTTCATGATAGTACCCCCAAAACGGATGCAAACAAGCAGAATCCCCCTCTAGCGAGGGGTTCCACCCCAATACCAGGCTTCAATTTCTGGAATCTCATCATCTAAAGCAAAGAACTCCTCACTCTCAACCAGAATCCAGCATACCTCATCCTCCCCCTGGCTAAGTTCAATAATTCGAATATCCTTCGGAAGAGTAGTAGATAATGGGTTCGCACGCAAAGAAAGAAGATCCGCTAAGTAATCCTTCGTAATTTGGAACCTAGCGCGACTCATGCCTGAATACCCTCACGAAAATCCTTTACGTCCCTCATGCCGCGAAGCATAAGAAAAAGGCCCTCAGCTACCTCAGGATGATCAAAAAGAATATCAACCAACGGATCAACAAAGGCAGTAGCAATAGCCCGATTATCACCCTCCCGAATCATAACCTGATGTGGCTTATTATTATCATCCTCTAAATCCTCAAGGCGGTATCTCATGACTAAGTTTACTAATTACTCCATGTAGCTTACTTCCTTATCGTCAACCCCGTGCGCGAGGTACCCGGAATCAGATTCTCGATCCTGTTCACGCCAATCAAACCGTTCATGACTCATGAACAAGTCAAATTCCGAATCATGCACGGCTTCGTGCGTTAGCTTCCTTCACCTCCACAGAAGCAATTCTTGGAGCTAAATCCTTAGATAACATATCATAAGCATACAAACCATCCTCAGACTCAATTAGTCCCTCAACAAGTTTTTGCATCATCACGCCACGCTTATTAGCTAACACAAGATTCGCTTTCGTTCCGAACTCCTCACACAACGCGGTGTGCATCGCTACAATAATACCGGGAAGCGCCTCAGGTTCAATGCCACTGCTAAATTTTAGGCTAAGATCATTACTAATCTCACGAATCCATGCTGACTCCTCATTCTCAACAGAAGTAACACCAGCACCCAGTGGTTTAGAAGCAAGCTTCATATCCATACTCAACTCAAGACGATTATTAATTTGCTCATTACTAAAACCCATATCAAAAAGTACCTTAGCGATATCCACCTTCTCCTTCATGTTTTGCTGTAACGCCTCAACATTGCTAACGTCATACATGAATCGGATTGTGGGATTGCGACGGCGAGCATCACCCCAATGAGGAATAAGAACCTGACGAGTAAGATCCTGCCGTAATTCCTCAAGGAACACCAGAACGGTATCCTCCCAAAAAACTCTCTTAAGGGTATCCAAATTATTGTACGTACTATTATCAGCATCCCCAATAAGGGGCGCTGGAACACCAATAGCGGCAGCAATAACTTCACGATTAAATTTTCTGGTATCAACAAAATCCATTTCTAACGCCGTGTAACTCATTGGGCGAACATCACTATTCCCACCAATAATCCATGGGCGTCGACCATTATCGGGACCAATAAACTTATCATCAACCATCCTACGAGCCAACTCATACTCAGCCTCAGACTGAATATCTTTCATAATAAAAACAGCATCAGCAGCACCACGCTGTGAAAGGCTAACCTTATTCCATTTACGTGCCTCAATATCAGTTTGCAACTCACCAGCTATAGCAGAAAGTGGACTCAAACCCTGATACGGATCGCCAGGATGAGTGTACTTCGTCCAGAATACTTCATTAGATTTAAAATTCTTAATTAGTTTACCATCAATACGATACTCGAACCCACCAATAAAATTTGATCTACTACGAACAGGAACAGTATGCTGAGGAAATAATGGTTGAAAGAATTGTGGTTTATCATCCACCATAACAACCTGCCAGAATGCGCTACCAGCTAATTCCTTATGGTAAACCAAAAACTTTTTGAGTTCAAAACCACTCATGAAAGGATTCGCATTCTCAATCATGTACTCAGCAGGATGATTCTCAATCCTACCCCACACACCATCACGTAACTCCTCCACAAAAAAAGGTACACTAGCAATAGCATCAGCCTTCCTGCGTAATGCCGTGTAAAGGAAAGGGTTTTGCTTCATTTCATGCTCCACAGCATGAATCAGATCGTACTCTTGAAGGATAGGCCGACCGTCATAGTAAGTATCCACAAGCGGAACTTGGTTACCTACCTTCTTAGTGTCGAACCCTAATATTTTCATTCCAAATTTTTGCATTGCATTCATTTTAACCTCCATGGGTTAACTAATCCAAAAGGAGCGTCCTGCACGCTGCACAATGAGTTGCTGGAATGCCCAAACGTAAGCATCAAGGCGATCAGGTGATTTCTTGGTTTCGGGCATGTACGTAGTGAGTTGGTCCTCCAACTGAATGAATTCACCAACATGATGCAAACGATTCTGTTCCTCCAAAGCACCAACAGGCTCCGCACGAGCCGTTTTTCCTTGAGCAGCTTTAACTTGACGATAAGGAACACCCTTATCAACCATACGAAGAGTATGCTGAACCAGATCGCCACCCTGATTCGTTTCAGCTACAATATAATTAGCTCTCCATCGGCGCTGCGCGTGAATAGCTACTCTCGCCCACTCATCGGGTGTGTACTGGCCACTAAGATCCTCCAGGAGGTAACCATGATTATTTTTTTGGGTATCCCGAGCGGCCACCACAATGCCTGTCTCATCAGATTTTGTGCTACTACTCATAGCGGGATCTACGGCTACCACAATCTCCCCAAATTCAGCATCAAACGTTTGTGGTCGCTCATTACCTTGAGGCATCACGTAAGAGAACTTGTTGGTTCCCTTAGGAATAATGCGACCCTCATTCGATACGCAACGAAGGCGGCTATCATCAATGTTGGTTTGGAAGAATAAGGCTCCAGGATTATCATCAAGAATTTCAGCATAAAGTTCTTGACGCCCCAACCGTGTGCCTTCATACTTGGCTTTCATTTCCTCAATAAAGACTCCAGCCAAATTCTCTGAATTATCAAGAGTAGAACCCTTCGTGATTACTACACCAACAGTCATGTCCTCACGCATATCATGATAAGGCACAGCGTCTTTGGCTAGCATCTTAACTAACTCAACAGGTTTCGGTGTTCCAGTAATAATGGCTCTAGGGTCAGTTCCGAGACGCAAACCAAATTTCATCATGTCAAAAGTTTCCATAGCGTAACGCCATGATGCTGGTTCGTCACCCCAAATCAGATCGGTTTGTGGCCCACGAAGGCGTTCTGGTTCCTCAGCTGAGTACGTGCTACCCGTAGCGCCGTTACCCCACTCAAGGCGACGTTTTGTGGGTTGATAAATTAGGTTCTCCCATGGTGGTGAAATGCTAAGTAGGCCAGAGTCACCTTCCACCATTACGTCACGAGCATCAGCGGCGGTTGGAGCTATTAAGCCAACTCGCTTATATTTTTTGCTGTTAATGTAACCCCTCACGGTTTCGGCTCCCGTGCGGGTTTTGCCGAATCCTCGGCCTGCTAGTAGGAGCCACGTATTCCATTTTCCTGGTGGTGGTAACTGATTCCATCGTGCTTTCGTTTTCCAATCGAAAGCGGATACTTCTAGGATTGTCATGATTTCTGCTTTCTCCGCGTCCGTTAAACGATCGAAGATCACTTCGTCTGACACTATTTTTACGAGTTTATCTAGGTTCTCAGGCATCCATAATAGTTTACCTAACTCCCAAAACGCGAACTGCATTATGAGAGTTAGGTGAGGGTAATCCCTATTAACTTGTAATTCTATAAGTTTAATATTAACTAAGAGCTAAAAGCCCATGCACTCACAGGAGTTATAATTAATAGTTACAATAAGTAAAAAACTAAGGTTTTAATTAATAGATGTAATCAGTAGAACTAAGGTTTTAATTAATAGATGTAATCAGTAGAACTAAGGTTTTAATTATTACTAGTAATAGTCTACAACACACTACTATGGATGACTACATGAAGCAGAAATTAATTACAAATGCTACACTGAACACTGGAGGAAAAATGAGAAGCAGAACA